TTCGGCAGAACCATCGCTTTTGGAAAACTGGGACTCCACCAGCTTCATTTCCGATCCCAGAACCTTGAAAGACTGGTTGATTTCTGACAGGGCTTTCTTAAATTCCTTCTCGCCTTCAAGACCGATTTTTAGGCCAAAAGTATCTGCCATTCCATCACCCGCCTTCCCTTAGATTCCAGCCGGGATTATTTCATCAATGAACATCTCCCGCTTCGGTTTGGAGATACCGTGATATTGCTTATGGCACTCCCATAGATCCAGGAGTAAGCCAAACGGCATCAGCCAAACCTCATCCATTGACAGATGAAGCTGACTGATGCCGTAATAAAGAAGCCGGGTAAATAACTCCTCGTCACTTACCCGACTTCCACGTTTTTTGTGTCGACCTCACTCTCGACATTCCGCTTGGTGCCCTTCAGAAGAGCGTCCATGATGGCGGTCTTGTAGGTTGCCAGATCCGCAGGAACAGTGAGCAGTTCCACCATCTCCTCAGTCAAAAGCTCTCGGGGAGCATCCTTGTGCTTGAGGTTATGAATCAGGATGGACTGGTTTGCCAGCAGCGTGATGAGCCAGACCACTTCGCCGATGGCCATCTCGAAATTCTCAGATTTCAGCAGATGGTCACCCAGGTTTTCCAGGCCACCATAACGAGCAGCGACCTGCTTGGTAGCCTTGGTGGTCAGCAACAGGGTGTATTCCTCACCGCCAACGGTGATAACAGAAGCACGATCTTCAATCATTGGTTAGTCCTCCTTATTAGGTGGGTGCCTGGGCACCAAAGTAGGGTTCGTACACTTGCTTGTACCAGTTAGTGATTACCTCGGGGTCCAGCACATCTCCTTCGGTGACTTCTGCCTTCCAGGGATGCTTGCCCTTGTCGTCCACCTTGTTACGGCGCATGATGGTGCCTTCAATGGTGGGCGTGCTGAAGGTAATGCTGTCGCCCTTTGTAGCCAGAGCCGTGGCGGGGATACCGAACTTGATACGGTACAGCCAGAAATAGCGGTACTTACCGTTGGACTTCTTAGCACGGAAACCAACCGCGACAGGATCGCCGCCGTCTTCCGCTGCGGAAATGACAACACCATTGCTGTCGATCGTGGAGCCGGTCAGATCGGATGCAACCGTGCCGCCCAGGTCATCCACGCCAAGAGACAGCGTACCGGACTTGAACTCTTTGACGATTTCAGCCGCGCCATCATCTGCATACAGCGTAGCTTCGGCCAGTTCCACAGACAGATCAGCGGTCATGGCTTTTGCCAGCTGAGTAGGAGTGCCATAGGTTTCGTTGCCTTCATCATCTTCTGTGATTTTGGCATAAAACAGCTTATCAAGGCCAATCGTAGCCATAGGTTATTCCTCCATTTCGTAGTATTGGGCCACATCCACAGCGTAGTGGTGGTAGCCTGTTTCAGTTTCATAACCGATATATCTGCGATCGGTTATGGTGAAATCATGGGCCAGAAGCACTTTCACCAAGGCATTTTTATCCTTGGTGTAGTTACCCTGGCAGTATAAAGACAGCCGGACTTCCTGCACATCGATCTCGGGAGCGTTATCGGCATGAAGGTCAAAGGTGTCTACCATCGGAACGATCACCATGTATCGCTCCGGTGCTTCATCCTTAAACACGCCGGTTTCGATGGGGATGTCTAGCTCGGAGAGGACCGAATAAAGTTGGGACAGGATATTCATCTTTTTTCGACCTCCTCCTCAAATTTCTGCTGCATCGCAGTAATAGCAGCAGATTTAGACTGTGTTTTTGCTGGTTTCAAAAAAGGTTTTGCAGGCTGGCCGTGCCTTCCGTATTCGAGAATGTTGGCCAGCTTGGCATTGCTGCCGCCGTCCTTACGAGGCTCAACAAAACCGATTTTGATGTCGTGGTTACCGTCACGGTTCAACTTCGCTGGAGACAGGCCAAGCGCAGCCTCCAGTTCGCCAGTGGATCTGGAGTCATATTTGGTACCTTGGCCTACCACACCAGCCAGGTTGCCTTTTACTCGGGAGAGAACCACTTCACCACCAGCTTCCAGAACACTCTCGGCAACCGAATCGAAGTCGCTGCCCAACCGGGACAGCTTTTGAAGGAACTCTTCTGGCATTTTGATATCCACTTTAGCCATTGGTAGCTTCCACCTTCTTTGCCAGTACTTCGATATACATTCCACGACCCTTCACATCTTCCACGGATGTGATGTTATAGCGGCCACCTTCGCAGACGATAATGTGATCTGTTGATACCACCAGGCCAGGAATTACTCGGAAACGAAACAGATCGGTGGCCTCGGAGAAGGTAGCGAGATTTGCCCAGCGCTGGCTACCATGGCGACCTTCCCGGTAAACACGGACGGAAGCGAGGATCTCATCCACAGTAGTGGAGAAACCCTCGCTGTCCTTAACTCGTTTTACGCTGATGATATCGGCAAAACCATTCATTTTCCCAAAACTCATGGTTACACCTTCCATTCACGATCCAACCGAAGCAGCAGATTGACAGTATTCCATACCTGTTGCCCGGCTTGTACATTATCTCCGAAGAATCCGCCAGTGCTGCCGTCCCTGCTTTCGTAGAAGTGGGACGACAGCATAATAACGGCCTGTTCTGTGGTTGGGGGCATGGGTTCAGATTGATAGGTTCCAGCAGGGATATGCTGATAGCTTTCTGCGTATGAAACAGCGGCTGTGATGAAGCTTTCCAGCAATGCATCATCCGCCGCATGGTCAAGAATCAGATTCTGTTTTACTTTCTCGAGCAAATTACTCATCACCGCCGCCTCCTTTCATTACGCAGACTTCATCTGCATAACCTTGATAGCCTCGGGCAGAATCAGCTTAGCGTCCACGCGCTTAGTAGCCAGGAAACCAACCTGGCCGGTGGTAGCGTACAGCTCGTTCAGGCGGCGGAAGGAAATACCCTGGCGGTCACCGATCCAGTAGTAGGAGAAGTCACCGAAGGCCATAACCTTCTGACCAGCACCGATGCCGGGAACAGCAGTAGAAGTGTAAACGGGACGGCCCAGAATGGTGTCGGGGGCACCATCGGTCAGACCAGCTCTCCAGATATACTGGCCGTTGTTATCCTTCAGCAGACGGATGGCTTCCAGAGTGGAGTCATTCATCAGCCAGACAGCCTTGTTGCGGTAAGGGGCGCGCAGACTGTGATACAGACGAACGATTTCGTCGCCGGTGATGGCAGTGCCAGAGGCAGCGGTAATGCCAACATCTGCACCTTCGTCTTCACTGAACAGGCCGGTGGGCTTGCCATTGCCGTCGCCGGTAACAAAGGCGATCTCCTCCGCATTGGAGAAGCGGCGAGAGAACTCGCGGCGGAAATAATCCTCCAGATCGAAGGCGGAGTCATTCAGCAGTTCCTCAGAAACCTTGATCAGAGCAGTCAGCTTATGGGCACCGATGTACTTCTGGCCGAAGGTCTCGGTGGTTTCAGGAATCTCACCGGATTCCTCCACCCAGTTGGCGGTGCCATGGGTACCGACCACAGGGATCTTGTGGCTACCGGAAGAGGTGGTAAAGACATGAGCCAGACGGCGGATCACCATCTCATCATGCAGGGCTTCCACCAGGTGCTTCTCGTAGGTGTCGGGAACCAGGTAGCCGCCTTCGGTGTCCACACCAACGCTCAGTGCATTACGCACCTCAATGCTGGTCTTGTTACGCATCTGCTTCCAGAAGGAATCCTTGTAGGTGTCAGAAGCGCGGCCGGTTTTGGTTTCGGTCTTGGGGGTAGCGGTGGCATTGGGCTTGGTAGTGATGGGAGTGCTGGTGGCGGCGCTCATCTGGCGATCCATCGCTTCCTGCCGCTCCATGCGATCAATTTCAGCACCGTAGTCCTTGACCTTCTGCTCCATCTGAGCATAGGTAGCCGCATCGGCTTCAGACAGCAGACCGTCCTTGTCGCGCTTGGTGTCAACGAAGGCCTTTGCGGCCTCCCATGCCTGGTTACGCTTTTCGCGCAGTTCATTGATAGTCATAGTTAATTACCTCCAGTTTTTAATCAGGTTGAGCCGATCCAACAGATCGTCGGCTCTGTGTTTGTGGGTGGGTTCAGTGGGCTTGGGATCGATGGCGCACTTGTGTGCGATCTTGTCCATGAGAGAGTTGACCACATTGGCCTTGGAATACAGCATGGAGACTGTGGGAGTCTCCAGATCCTCTGCCTCGCCGGGGCGCTTCAGAATTTCATCAGCAAAACCCAGCTCCACAGCCTTGTTGGCGTCCATCCATGTCTCAGCATCCATGAGGTGGCTGAGCTTGGCCCGGGACAGTCCGGTCTTGATCTCGTAGGCGTTGATGATGGAATCCTTCACGCCGCCAAGCATCTCAATGGCCTTCTGCATTTCGGTAGAATCACCGTAGGCAACGGTCATGGGATTGTGGATCATGAGCATGGACACCGGGGACATCAGCACTTTCGTGCCAGCCATAGCGATCACAGACGCTGCAGAGGCCGCAATGCCGTCGATCTTGACTGTGACATTGCCGGGGTAATCCATCAGCATATTGTAGATTTGAGCTGCCGCAACACAGTCGCCGCCGGGGCTGTTGATCCAAACGGTGACATCACCAGAGTCGGCCATCAGTTCCTCTTTGAACAGCTGGGGGGTGACATCATCGTCAAACCAGCTTTCCTCGGCGATGGTGCCGTTGAGGTGCAGCGTCCGAGCTGCCGGTTCCGTCTCCGTCGCCGCCTGGTTCTTCCACTTCCAGAACTTCTTCATCGGGATTTGTCTCCTTTCCGTCAGTATTTGGGGTTGTATTTGCAAAAGCACCCGCATCACAGAGAGGGAGCATATTGCCGTTAATGAGATACAGATCGCCGCCGTCTTCTGCTGGAATGCGGTCCAGGTTTTCCAGTTCACGGATGTCGTTAGCGGACATCCAGCCGTTCTGGCGACCGATGGCGTATCCGTTCATGCGGCTTTGATAGTCGCCGCGAAGCAGACCTTCCAGATTGAATTTGACAAAGTATGTTTCTTTCTCTGTAGGGGTCAGAAGCACTCGCTGAATGGACTGCTCCCAGCGAACCACCCAGGGATCGAGTGTGTACTTCACAAACTCAAGGGACTGCTGCTCAATATTGGAAAAGCTCGACTTTTCCAGATCACCGACCATGTGGGGCGGCACTCGGAAAATTCGAGCAATCTCGTTGATTTGGAATTTTCGGGTTTCCAGGAACTGCGCCTGTTCCGGGGAAATGGAGATGGGCGTGTACTTCATACCCTCTTCCAGCACAGCTACTTTATTAGAGTTGCTGCTACCTCCGAAGGCAGCTTGCCAGCTTTCACGGACACGCTGGGGGTCTTTGATGGTGCTGGGATGCTCCAGAACACCGCCCGGAGTGGCTCCGTTTGCAAAGAACTTAGCACCGTACTCCTCGCAGGCGATAGCCATGCCGATAGCGTTCTTGGCCATGGCAATGGGGCTGTAACCAACCAGACCGTCAAAACCCAAACCCGGGATATGCAGGACATCTGAAGGCGGCAGACACAAAACGGTGCCGTCCATTGTGGGTGCTTCATCGGAGCTGGTGGTGTATTTGTAGTACAGCTGGCCTTTACTGTCTCTATCCACAGTCATGCGGTTAGGCATCAGTGGGTACAAGGCAATGATCTCGCCCTTGCCATTGCGAATGACCTGAGAGTAGGCATTACCCCAGAGAAGCAGATGTGTCATTAAGGTCTCACGGAACACAAAGGAACTCATCTCCGGGTAATGCCTACTCTCAGGTCATTCGCAATGGCAAG